CGATTGCGTGTATTAGCATCATTTTACTAAGTTCTGGTGTAAGCCACTCCCAAAATATCGTCATTGCAATCCATAATGGTATAAGTAAATTGGTCTTTTGGATCTGTCAGCATTGACTTGGTGTAGATAAGGTCATAAGCTACACAACACTGGTTTTATCAAAAATCTTGATTTGTTGCCTAGCTGGTGTTATACTTGTCTTGTGCTGATATCTATACTCAAATTTCAAAGACTTGAAGAAGTTCAACCTAGCGAAGTTGACAGTATAAATATCTATGCTACACTCAGTTGGGTGTATGCAAGGCATATGTAGGCATATAAACTTCTTAAAAGGACAAATTCTATCATGGCATCCCTAGCAGAAATCCGCGCACGACTCCAAGCTGCTGAGTCGAGCAGAAGCGGTCAATTCACAAGCGGCGACAACGGAATCTACCCACATTGGAACATTGGCGAAGGCGCAAGCGCAGTGCTGCGTTTTCTTCCCGACAGCGACCCAAAGAACACTTTCTTTTGGGCTGAACGTGCAATAATCAAACTACCGTTCAATGGTGTCAAAGGTGAGATTGATTCCAAACAGGTCCAGGTACAAGTTCCCTGTGTGGAAATGTGGGGCGAAGCTTGTCCAGTACTGGCCGAAGTGCGCACGTGGTTCAAAGACAAAGCACTGGAAGACATGGGCCGTAAATATTGGAAAAAACGCAGCTACATCATGCAAGGTTTTGTTCGTGAAAATCCTCTTGCTGATGACCAGACGCCGGAAAATCCTATCCGTAGATTCATTATCGGTCCGCAAATTTTCCAAATAATTAAGTCGGCACTGCTTGATCCAGAATTGGAAGAGTTGCCAACCGATTTCATGCGTGGGCTAGACTTCCGCGTCACCAAGACGTCAAAGGGTGGTTATGCAGACTATTCAACTTCCAAATGGGCTCGTAAGGAAACAGCATTGACTGAAACAGAACAGTCCGCGATCAATGCTCACGGCTTGTTCAAGCTTTCAGAATTCTTGCCCAAGAAACCCAGCGAAGCAGAACTCAAAGTGATCAAAGAAATGTTCCAAGCTTCGGTCGATGGCAAATCTTACGATTCTGAACGTTGGGGTGCATATTTCCGTCCTGCCGGTGCAGCATCCCTTGCTAGTTCTGTCAAAGAGGCCGCACCTGCTGTAACGGCGAAATCAACACCAGCTACTACAAGTTCGTTTGATGACACACCTGCTGTGGCACCAACGCCAGTACAAGCCAAACCGTCGACTCAAAAAGCTGAAGATATTTTGGCCATGATTCGGGCACGGCAAAACAAGGGTTGATGCTTACAAATCTGGATGCAGAGTTGTTTCCAGATGATTGCGAGGTGGTAGAAATAGCACCTCGCAATCTTTACGTCTATTTGATACAAAAAAACGCATCCTCATCATTGAGACTAGAAGCGAAAGCTCAAGATTGGAGGATATTAACCAATCATGACCTTGGTTCATTAGATTCTGTTGATGTATATCTACGTGATCCCTTAGATCGTTATCTTAGCGGAGTGAATACATTTGTTCAACACCTCATGAGGGATCAACCGGACCTAGATCGTCATACCTGTGAAATGTTTGCTACACGTTAAAATTTCATAAACAGACATTATCTACCACAATGGCATTGGTTACTAAACTTGGCTAGATTTATCGGACCCCACTGCCAGTTAAGACTGCATGCTGTAGAGGATTTGACACAGATCACCCAGCGGCGATCTCGTGCCAACATACATCCATTGGATCCAGATCGGGCCATGGCATTACTGCCCACCGATTCCAAGATCGAATTTTGGTTTTTACTGGATCGCATACTGTTAGGAAGATGCGGTCAATCATTGACCTGGAAAGAAATATTACATATCTATCAAACACATCCTGCACAGCCATTGCAGATCGTGTTGGAACGGATGAAAGCAGTGTGGCATGTATTGCACTAGATTGGATCATTTTGTGCGCTTTAATTTTAATGGCACCGTTAGTCGTTGCGGTCATATGATTCATGCGCCCGAGTTTGGCAGTCTTGAGGAGATGGAAGCCAGTGCATGGTTAGCAACCACCAAAGCCACGATGTTGGCAGGACAGTGGCCATCTGAATGTGTAAGATGCCAAGAAACTGAACCTAACAATATCCGCTACTACGCATCTAAACTGCATGAAACCACGGTGCAACAAGATTATCTGCAGGTAGGAGGTGTGCTGGACAACCTTTGCAACGCAGCCTGTATTAGCTGTAACGAGAATCTTAGCACCAAGATTGGTAGTCTTAAAAGTCGTTCATTTCCCATTATAAACAATTTTAAAAAATTTCAAACTCTTCCCAAAGAACGCATCGTGCACCTTGATATCAACGGTGGCGAACCTAGTTACAGTAAGAACTATAAGAAAATTTTAGCTAATTTGCCTCCAAATTTAAAGACCCTTAGACTTAATACTAACTGTAGCACTGTATTAACTGAACTAGTAGATGTAGCCAATCAAGGAATAGAAGTTACCGTTACCGTTAGTTTTGATGGAGTTGGCCCTGTGCATGAATTAGTTCGTTGGCCCATTAAATGGGATGAATTCTATAATAATTTAATGGTTTATAAAACTATGCCGGTTAAACTAAATTTATGGACAACAGTAAGCGTATTGAATGTAGACGATCTTCCAAACATTATTTCGTTTGCTCAAGAGCATGGTATTGATCATAGTTATGCCTATCTAAAATCGCCCGTTGAGTTAGCTGTAGAGAATCGCAACACAGAAATGAGTCAAGTATACATACAGGCGCAGTTTGAATTGAGGAAAATGACATAAAGTATTTCCAAGAATTTGAGCAAGTTTTACATTTCATAATGAACCATTAGATTTATTAAAATGAAAATAGCAATTACAGGACATACCGCAGGTATAGGACAAGCGTTAACCAATGAATACACTCAGGCCGGCCACGAGATAATTGGACTTAGTCAACGCGAAGGCTATAATATTCGCAACATTCCTAAAATTTCTAGTCTAATCGAACCTTGCGATATTTTTATTAACAATGCACAAGCAGGGTACGCTCAGACCGAGCTATTGTTTGAAATGTCGCAGCGTTGGCAAGGAACTGGCAAGCAGATCATAGTGATATCTACAATGATGACACAGAATCCTACAAGCCCGTTGCCTTGGCTTGACATGGATCATTATCGTGTGCAAAAAGTTGCGCTAGAAGAAGCTGTGAAGCAAATAAGAAATCGACGAGTTGGGGTCAAAATAACCATTGTGCGACCTGGAAACATTGCCACGAGTCCAGACAAAACAGTACCGCCAGCAGCAGATGTAAATGGTTGGGCACAAACATTAGTTTCGATTTTTGAGTTGGCCAAGACAAATAATTTGCAGATTCCAGAAATCAGTTTAGGCCCAATGTGACTCCAAAAGATTTATTAATTAACAAAAACTTTTGCCCTATGCCTTGGACTGGGCTGATGTATAACTCCAACGGCCAGGTAAAAAATTGCATTCGTAGTGCAGCCCCTATTGGCAATTTACAAAAATCTTCTATAAAAGACATACTACTGGGGGCAGAAAATATCGCTACTCAGCAGGCAATGTTGAATCAACAGCCAGGAGCTAGATGCTATCCCTGCTATGATCTTGAAGCAAACAAAAAAAGTTTTGATATAATTAGTGATAGAATTTTTTACATCAAAGAACTTCGAAAAATTGATCTTGATACGTATCAAGTTGGAAATCATGAGCTACACACCATTGATGTACGATGGAGCAGTTTATGCAACTTTGCCTGTGTTTATTGCAGTCCCGAATTCAGCAGTCAATGGGCAAGTGAACTCAAGGTTTTTCCAATTACTCCTGATGACCAACAGTTAAAAGATTTCAAAGAGTATATTTTTAAAAATGTACCTAAACTTAAACATGTTTATCTAGCAGGCGGTGAGCCACTGTTGATAAAAGAAAACTTAGAACTTCTCACATTGTTAAAAAAGACCAACCCTGATGTAACTATTCGGATCAACACAAATTTAAGCAAAGTTGATACCAAAATATTTGATCTTATATGCGAATTTAAAAATGTTCATTGGACAGTGAGTGTGGAGACCATTGAACAAGAATTTGAATACATAAGATACGGCAGTCGCTGGCAAGATTTTTTAGACAATCTAGAAACTATTAAAAATTTAAATCATAAAATTAGTTTCAACATGCTGTATTTTTTACTGAATTATCAAAGTTTGTTTGGGTGCGTTGATTATTTGAAATCCAAAGGGTTTCATAACAACAGTTTCATAATCGGTGCATTGTTAACTCCGCTTTACCTAAACATTAGACATTTATCAGACGCGGTGCTGAAATCACTAGAGAAAACATTAACTGATAAAATCAATGAGCATCCGGGCTACTTGTTAGAAGATAGCTACAGGAACTTGCTGAGGTACATACAGCAACCGTTTGAAAAAGATTTACCAAATTCATTTCGTCAACTAGCAGAACTAGATCAACGACGTGGACTAAACAGCCGAGCAATCTTCAAAGACTTATTTGAACTCCAATGACCTTGTTATCAACCACTGATCTACAATCGTACCTAGAAAGTCAACACGACTATAAAATAGTTGGAATGATTGACATAGATCAGTTGGTTGAGCAGCCAAGAAAAACACTCTATCAGTTACTGAAACAATGGCATAAGCCTGTGTTTGAGATACAAGAACGAATAGTGTTGTACAGTAGATATCCAGTAAGTGTTGAAGTATTAACACATATTCAAAAAACAGCTTCGCTGATAGACATCTCCAACTTTTTTATTCTGATCTGTAGTACAGAGTTTGACACGCAAGATCTTGACACTGTCAGAAAGTTGCATTCAACAGACAACTGTGTTTTTTCAACGCTAGAAATAGCATTCACGGACAAAATAAAATCAACGCAGGTCAATGCTACATTGTCCTTGCCAGATACTTTTTGTTTCAATCCTTGGGCAAATTTAGAAATATCATCTCAAGGAGAGTTCAAACCTTGCTGTGTTTACAAAGAATCAATCAAAGATTCTGCAGGTCGCTCCTACAACATCAATGTTGACAGTTTGGAAAGTGTATATCATAGCAACTATATGACCAATCTAAGAGCGCAGTTTTTAGCAGGCCAACAGCCAGCTGGGTGTTCAAACTGCTGGATGAAAGAACAGCACGGTGGCCAATCCAATCGTCACTGGTCAACTAATTTTCTTGGATTGAATGCACATTGTTTGCACATTGAAGAAGACTCGGTCAAAAACTTGATCAGCCTAGACATCAAACTAGGTAATCTTTGTAACTTTCGATGTAGGATTTGTAATCCTCAATCTAGTTCACGAATAGCAGAAGAAATGGTCAGACATTTTGATTCTGTTATAGACCTCAAAGTTCTTAACCAATACGGCCAATGGGCAGAAAATATTGAAATTTGGAAAACGTTAGAGTTGGTTGGTAATCATTTGGTCAATATTGACTTCTACGGTGGCGAACCTTTCTTGATCAAACAACACGAGATATTTTTAAACTATCTCATAGAACGTGGTCATGCACCGCAAATGAGATTACACTATAACTCAAATGGCTCAATCTATCCCAAGCATTTGTTTGGAAAATGGTCTCACTTCAAAGAAGTAGACATCTCGTTCAGCATAGACAACATTGGCATTCGATTTGAGCTAGAGCGTGGAGGATCATGGAATGAAGTGGATAAAAACTTAGATCTCTTTATCAAGTCCCGGTTGACCAACATGGTTCTCAGCATCTACGCCACAGTTGGTGTACAGAACATTTATTATTTGGACCAACTGATAGATTGGTACGAAACCAAAGATTTTAACCTACTGACATTTCAACTGTTGGAAGTTCCCAGTTTCATGAGTGTAGTCACAATGGGCAATGAACTATCAGATCTAATACTTGAAAAACTAGCAACGATTGATGCACAACGATTGGCCAAATACAATCTTACATCTTTTGTAGAACTAATCAAACAAAGTAAAAATCTGCCAGATAAGATTGACCAATTGGCAGACTATATGCTAAAATTAGACAACATCAGAAATCAAGATTTCAATCAGACACATCCAGAAATAGCACGTATCATTTATAAAGGAAATAAACATGGGCAAACCATTTGATGTAAGCAAATTTCGTAAAGAAATAACCAAATCAATCGATGGACTAAGCATCGGTTTCAACGACCCCACAGATTGGATCTCCACTGGGAACTACGCCTTAAACTATCTAATTTCGGGCGACTTTAACCGAGGTATCCCATTGGGCAAGGTCACTGTGTTTGCAGGAGAATCCGGTGCCGGTAAATCATACGTCTGTTCAGGTAACATTGTCAAGAATGCACAAGAACAAGGTATTTTTGTTGTTCTAATTGATTCAGAAAATGCTCTTGATGAATCTTGGTTACATGCTCTCGGTGTAAGCACTGACGAAAGTAAACTAGTGAAATTGAGCATGGCCATGATTGATGATGTGGCCAAAACTATCGCCACATTCATGACTGGCTACAAAGGCCTTCCCGATGGCGAGCGCCCCAAGGTCTTGTTTGTGATTGACTCACTGGGTATGTTAATGACACCAACTGATGTAAACCAGTTTGAGTCTGGCGATATGAAAGGCGATCTTGGCAGAAAAGCCAAAAGCTTAACTGCCTTGGTTCGCAATTGCGTGAACATGTTTGGCGCCTACGGTGTGGGCATGGTGTGTACCAATCATACCTATGCCAGCCAGGATATGTTTGATCCAGATGACAAAATTTCGGGCGGACAAGGTTTTATCTATGCCAGTTCTATTGTTGTGGCCATGAAGAAGCTCAAACTCAAAGAAGACGATGAAGGTAACAAAATTTCAGATGTCATGGGTATTCGGGCGGCCTGTAAAGTTATGAAAACACGTTATACAAAACCATTTGAAGGTGTGCAGGTTAAGATTCCATATGAAACAGGCATGAACCCCTATTCTGGCCTCACTGACTTGGCTGAGAAAAAAGGTCTACTTAAAAAAGATGGAAATCGTTTGATGTTTGTAACCAGCCAGGGCGAAACCATCAAATACTTCCGCAAAGGTTGGGAAAGCAATGAAGATGGTTGCCTTGACAAGGTCATGACTGATTTTAAAAATCTCAAGATTGAGGTAAGTACAGCTGATTCGGAGGAACAAACTGATGTCAGTTGAGATAGCAAGTGAAATCT